ATCCAGGACTACCAGCATAGATATTCACCTCATCTCCAACAAACGAACAAGCGCCACGATATGCTTGAATGAGCAGAGAATCAACCGAATGGCCACCACTTTGTTGAAGGATCAATTCCTCCCCTCCGAGATTCAATGTAATACTCTTAGAAAACGAGGCAATTAATTCTTCCTTTACTGGCTTGATTTTCGACAGGAGGTTGGATTTCATGGCCATCGAGAATTTTGAGATTGTAGGGAACTGATGCTCCAAAATATATTTTTTTCCTTGTGTTAAGTCTCCAAGTTCTAAAACTACAACAGGGTCTTTACCGGCAAGTTTCTTTACGTTTTCAATACCGTCAGTATATAGTTTCCATAAATGCTCCTGTGGAGGGTTTAAATCAAAGGTATGCCAATATTTTCTACCACTTTGATCTTCTATCTTTATCTTTGTTTCAGGGTTTAATAGACCTAGCAAGTGACCTCCATGCTGGTCTCCAAACGCTGCTATAATAGCTCGTTTCAAAATAGTTTCTCCCTATTTATAAACACTCAGGATGGGCTTTATAAACGCACTTTTCTAACTTTGCTAGTCTTTCTTCAATTGTTTGTGGTGGTGGTGGGTCGGGAGGAGTTACCCCTATGCCTAAATTACCATTGCCTTTTAATATCATTTTAGAAGGCACAGATGAGGCTGATCCAGTAGGATGGTCAGTGGCTACCCTAAAATCAATATCGCCTGTCTGTGTATCTAAATCTATTTGGGCAGCTGCTGTACTTCCCTGTATTCCTAAAGATGTCCATTGACCACTAGTATTCCTATATCCATTAGCGGTTATGCTTACGTTATATGCGCCTGCTGAACCCATGGTTCCATATGGCAGGTGTAATGCGTTATTTTCGCCTACTCCCCAAAAGTCACTAGGAACTGTCCTATGAATGACCATCTGTCCTTGTGCCCTGATGTTCCCTAATACATCTAGCTTTTCAGAAGGGGTTGTGTCGTTTATTCCAAAATTGCCAGTGCCTCGATCAAATCTAGCATATTCTGTAGAGGTAGTGCCATTAACCCCTCTGAACAATATAGACCCATTTCCTGTATCGTTTCTTACGTCTATGGATAAAGCCGTACCACTGTGAAAGATACTTGTAAATTGATTTGTCCCATCACTATCTTGTAACCGAATTGTAGGCGTTGAAGCTTGAATATGTAGCTCTTCTTGTGGACTTGTTGTCCCTATTCCTAGCCTGCCTGTTACATCAGCGTCTCCGTCTACAGAGAGTCGGTTAGAAGGACTGGATGTGCCTATTCCTAGCCCATCACTATTTAGCCACATTCTATTGCCGTCGGCTGTCCTAAATGAGAAAAGGTTGGTTGAATGGTCGTAATGAATCCTGGCCACACTCTCAGAATCTGTGTCAGAGAAATTCAAACTACTCTCGCCTGCATTTCCAGCAACAATTGAAAATCCACAATTGGCAGTAGTGCTGCCTCCTCTGCTAACTACGCCAACGGTGGTACTGCTAATGCTAGGCAATACCACTGCCCCTACATTAACATGTAGGGGGGAAGAAGGACTCGTTGTCCCTATCCCCACCAATCCATTTGCTTTAGCGTGTAAGATCACAGTGTCGTAGGTGTCATCCGCTGAGTAGTTGCCGCCACCTGAAATGATCGAAAATGAATCATTGGTGTCATTTTCTCGTAAAGCCATTACTAAATGGCCAGAGGGGCCTCCTACTAACACACCTCCAAATGTAGTGCCTGGAATTAGGCCAGCAATATCACCTCCACTATAGTCATCTATTGTTAGCCGAGGAGTGAGAATACTACCACTGGTTTGGATGCTTCCAGCTACATCTAGCTTTTGAGAAGGACTTGCTATCCCTATCCCAAAATTGCCATTGGAAGCGAATCTAGCATATTCTGTAGTGGTAGTGGCGTCAGCTCCTCTAAATACTATGGGGCCAGTGCTTGTTCCATTTCTGGAGTCAATAACAAATGCAGAGGCAGAGTGATATATGTTCGTAAATTGATTAGTGCCGTCGCTATCCTGCATTCTAATTACAGGCACAGAGGCGTTGACGTGTAAGGCCACACCTGGATTTGTTGTCCCTATCCCTAAGCTCCCTGTAGTGACAATGTTCTGTGATCCAAAGTTAGGAGCTATCTTTGTTCCTGCAATAGCTGCTGCAGGGGATACACTATCGTTGTCAATCAGCCCCCAGGATGGAGCAGATCCAGTGCTTTTAAGGACATAATTGCTCGTTCCTATTCCAAGGAATGCTGTTGTACTAGCAGCACTCTGGTAAGGAAGGCTTCCCGCCACTCCACCTGTTAGATTGTTTGTAGAGCCTGCACTACCAGACACACTACCAGTGATTGTTTCGGTGAATGTTTTAACTCCATCAATAGTTTGGATTCCAGATGTACGCACCACTGTGCTATCCACTGTAAATGTCTTAGCAACAGATCCATCAAATGTGCCACCAGATGTTGTAGCTGTTAATCCGTCTCCAGCCGTAAGAGCATTTGGAGTGGGGGCTGTGATATCAATATCCTCAGTGCCATCAAAATCCACTCCGTTTATTTCTCTAGCGGTTGCTAGTGCGGTGGCTGTTGAAGCATTTCCAGATAGGGCTCCTATAAAGGTTGTAGCTGTCACTGTCCCACTAATATTGATTGATGTGGGGGAAGCTCCTATACTAATCGTGGTGGCTGCTCCAGCGAAGTTGATTGTAGTGGCATTAGTGTTTAATAAATTGAATGTGCCAGTGACTGCCGTTGTAAGATCACCGCCATTTACAGCAAGATCTCCAGACACCACTGTATTAGCGTTTCTAATTGTTGTTGTGCCTGTTGTAGCACCCATAGTGAAACTTGTTGCTGCCCCAGCTAGATTCACTGTCGTGGCTGTTGTATTTATTAGATTGAAGGAAGATTGGTTGGTGGTGATGTCCCCACCATTTACAGCCAAATCCTGTAGGATTTCTAGATCGCCACCAATAATGACAGACTGGTTTGTTCTACCGATTGTAATTGTTGTAGCTGTAGTGCCACCAATTGTTAGTGTGCCTGCTGCGCTGGTGTCTATTGTACTACCCGCTGTTATCTTAGGAGCAGTGAATGTTTTGTTTGTAATTCCGGTTTGGGTGCTTTCTCTTGTGAGAATATCTAAGGGGTTAGTAGTTCCCCCAATAACACTGTCGCCATTTCCCATAGTGAGGGTGCGTGTAGTGCCTGTTGAGATGATTCCTGCATCAAATCTAATTTTCTTAGTGGTGTCGTTTGGATCTACTATGTATACATTGTCATCAGATAGGTGTTTGTTCTGGAGTCTGTTTGCTCCAACATCTGATGTTATTCTTCCTATTAATGTATCTGAAGAAACAGGCAGGGTGAGGGAAATAGCACTAGCATTAGCTCCCTTTTCAATAGTGAGCTGATCTGTTTCGCCCACTTTAAACACCAACTGCGTGCCTTTGGTTTTATAATTACCACGACCTCTACTTGTGGACATGCTACTATCCTTTCTGCTGGGGGAATTGCTCCCCCCTTAAAAGATGAATTATGCTATTGTACTACTAACTACGAGCCATTCAGCTCCTGTGCAAACAAGCTCTGCTCTGTCGCCTGCTGCGTCTAAAGATGTGTAGTCGCTGTCTGCACCAGCAATGTTGGCTCCATCAGCGTTTTGTGCCACTGTAAGAACGGCTGTTCCTTTCTGTACAAACAGGATGCGTCTGCCTGCGTTAGTGCTAGCAGCAGGAAGGGTGATAGTGATTTCGTCATTGACAAGAATCACTTCATATCCGTCTGTGTCTAGAATAGCGTAGTCGGCTGCTGCGGCTGCAAATTCAGCAGACTTGCGGCTAGCAAGGTTGGCATACACTGTTTCGATTAATTTGAGTTCACGTTTGTTGTGTTTGAGGGGGTATGATCCCACTTCGTCTTTGTCAAAAGAATTAGACATTTTAGCTCTCCTTAGCTCCAGCTCACCATCACTGGAGAAGTGGGTGAGTCTGCTTTAAACAAGGAGCCCCACTATGGGACTCCCCTTAATTGTACTACATTGTTTCGCAAAAAGCAAGATTACATGCTAGTTGCTGAGAAGTTTTCTAGGACACCGCAAGCTGCTGGGTGTTTGCTTAGAAGCACACCTGTTTGCTCGAAGAATGTCTCCATGTTACGTCCGTATCCGCTACCAGAAGAAGCTTGGGATAGGTGGAATGGATCGTTGCCATTAGGAGCCACTTGTAGTGGATCTCTACCAACGTAGCATAGAGCATCTTTACCTTTAGGAAGTATCCACACCCTTTGGCTGTGAACGAATTCATCCGGTAGGAATTCCACTCTGTCACGTCCGTGAACGTATCCGATTCCTTTAACACCACGATCAGAGTCTTCGATGCTGTGGAATCTTCGGTCAGTTTCACGAGCCTCCACTAAAGCATCGTATGTCAAGTCTGACATGAATGCTGAGTCGTAGCTGTAACGGCCTTTACCAGCAGCCACTTTGAGTCGTGACAACACTTGCTGGAAGTGCTTGCTGTCAATAGCAACACCGCCTAGGTCACGCCTAGTACCTTTTAGGGCACCTGACTTAGTGACGCCATGCACTTTACGACCGTCTGCTGCTAACAAGCTTTCTAGTCCCACCATAACTTCGGAGATGTCTTCGTAGTCATTTGTAGAGATAGCTGTTAGGTCTTGTAAAGATGTTCCGTAACGAACAATAACGTCTGTAGCAGCAATCGCATTGTCAGCGTCAGCAGTGGGGGAAGCGATAAGAACATCAGAAGAATCGTAAGCATTGAATGTTACTTTGTAGTTTTCTTCGTCAATGCTAGCCACTTTGTAGTAGTCTGGCACTACAGAAGATTTGATCTCTCTTGCTGCACCAGCAGTGCTAGCAATTTTGAAAAGATCGCCTTCTTGGAACCAACGGATGAAAGAACGTCCAGCGTTAGCTGAAGTGTTGCTTAGGGTGATGACAATGTTATTGCCAGAGTAGGCTACAGCAGATACAACACCGTGTACACCTGTTCCGTCACCTTGAAGCTCGATACACTTTAAACGTGCAAATGCAATTTGCTTGTTGTCTAGCTCTGTAGCTAGAGGCTTAGCGTATTGCATTAGCTCTGCACCTGTTTTGTTCTCAAGAACACGTGGTACGTCTACAGTCCAGCCCCACTCTTTGTATCTTGCTGAAGCTTCAACAAGGCTTGATCTGCGAGCTTTTGGATATGCGCCTGAGCCGTCTGCATCCAAAGCCTGTACCGCACCGTAGCCGAGTGAATCTACTAGCAAATACTTTAAGAGGCGAGCTTGTGGATCCATTTCTTTTAGTTTAGTGAAATGTGCCCACATGTCAGAGTTTTCACTCAAGTTGCGAGTGAAGCCGTTCATTTGATAAATTTTTAGAAACTGATGGATGTCAATGTTTTCAATTTGACTTACACTTGTAAAAGACATTTTTTATTCCTTCCTATAAAATGCTTTTCTTGCCTGCCATAGCAGCCAGAAGATCAGTCATTGATCCCCCTGATTTAGACCACTTGGAAAGCAAATCGTCTTGATTTTGGTAGTTACGTTCGCTTGCAATCTGAGCCGTAGCTTGCGCCTTTTGTGCTTGTTGCTCAATTTGCTGGTCTGCCACTTTCGTGGACAGTGTCTTGTAATATTTCAGAAAACGTCTAGCATGCTTGTGGTAGATTTTACGAATATCCTTTTCGTTCAAATCTGGCACCATTCGTCCTTGTTCTTGTGCCAGCTCTCTAGCTTCCTGCTCACGAACAATCTCCGCATTAGCTGCTGTCTGTAAACTGTCATTCAGCTCACCGGCCATGTCTCCATCCTCAATCCACTTAGACAAGTCGTAAGCAGATCTAGCACCCTCTAAATAAGAAGAATACTGTTGTGTGGTGACGTTGGTTTGCTGTTCTTCAAGCTGCTCCCTAAGACGTTGAATTTCTTCAAGACGCTCGTCTTCTTGCAATTTAAGCCGTTCTTGTTCCCACTTGGATTCAATCTCCAGCTTACGCATTGGGTCAGCTTCTCTATACTCCAACATTTCGTCCACTTTTGAACTGAGATAAGAAGAATAATTATCTTCTCCTAAAAGCGTTCGTAGTGCATGATCTTTATGCCCTTGTTCCATGAGCTTGCGAGCTTTTTCAAACTGAGCATTTTGGTTAGAAGATTGAAGTTTTGAAAGCTGTGCTTTTAATTCCTCGTTTTCTCTTCTAATTTGTTTCGCACTCTTTAGCTTTTGCTGGGCTGCCATCCCGATTTGTAGGTATTCTTTAAGCTTTGCCTCGTCTGACAAGTCAAACTCCACTTCCTTACCATTCACTTTAAGCTTGGTGAGGGAAGGCTTAGGCTCTTCTTTAGACACCTGTGGCACTTGCTGTTGGTCTGAACTCACTTGCTCCAATGAATCAAGGTCTGTAGCTCCTGGCTGTTTGCTAGGAGAGAAATCTTGTTCATCCATGTTTAGAGCTTTTGTATCTAAGGGCTTTCCCCCAAACACTGCATCATTCAATGCGTCATAAGCTCCTGCTGCTCCGTCCCAACTTTCTGATGGCATGTTTGCCGTTTGATCTACTTGTGACATACTTCCAAAGTCTCCTTGGTTTGGCCACATCTGATGTTTGTATGTTCTCCACTAAGCTTTACAGGTAGGGCAATCCATCTGTCTAAGCTCACTGGACAAAACACAATACATGAGGTAGTGGTGGAATTTTGTCCATGTTCAAAAATGATGAGAGCAAAATGCTCCCAACAATAATCTATCATACGTTCTGTGCGGTGTCAAGTAAAAAATTACATCGCATTAGAATTAAAGAACAGATCCGATATCAGGCATTGCTGGGCCTGGGGGAAGTCCACCTTCCATGCCTGCTGGCATTGGAGGCATAGCTCCCATTGGGGCTCCTCCAGGGGCTGCCTGTGGAGCTGCTTGCTCAGCAGCCATCTGCTCTCTTTCTCTTATGTGTTGGTAGATGGCTTGTCTCACTTCTATCGGCTGATCCAAGAAATATCTTTTCATTACATACTCATAACCAGCTTCAGCCATCTCTGCATGATAGGCCACTTCCATGTCAGCGGCAGGGATGTATCTCACTTCACCAGTGGTGTGGTAGGAAGCTGCCATCTTTTCAAAGATTTCATATTGTCTATTTCTAGCTTCTTCAACAATGTCAAAGGCTCCCTCAATATCGTCATACCTAAGATGCTTGGCAATCTGCTTGGGGGAAACACCGGCCTTCTCCAGTATGGGCTGGGCTTGCAATATCTCTTGTCTTCTCATTCCTGGGTCTAGAGAGAACATAGTGCCATAGCTCACCTTCAGGGTGTATTGTCCATCTAAGTCGGCTCCGTTGTAGCTAGCAAGCCTTACGCTATCTTCTAGCCCTGTCACCAATATCTTTCTTCTGTTTGTCCAATTCTGATGAATGCTATTTAGATAGAGAGTCCAAAGCTTTTCTACAAACATAGTGTATTTATTATAAAGTCTTCGTCTTGCTAAGTTGGCAGCATTCATCGCCTGCTGTACAGCAAAGCCTGACAATTCCCTGGGGATGTTTCCTTGTAGGGCTTCATTCACCCCCATAATAGCATCAATACCTTGCATAGAAGAATTGCGTAAATTATAAATGTCTCCAGATAGGGGAGGAGCTGAAAGGTGGAAGGGAGCTTGGTTAGCAGCCCCATTAACCCTGATAACATCCACCGGACTTGCTGTAAGATCTTTTTCATTAACATCTGCTCCATCAAACACCACAAGGTGGATGCTTCCATGTGTTTCTACATTTTCTAAGATGAGGCTATCTAGCTCGTCTACAACAGAAGACAAGGATACGGCATAGTCTACAGTGGTTTTGCAGTATACTTCTCCAGGCACATCTATATCCCCCAGTATACTGTAAGGCAGGTCGCCTCCAGGGATGGGGGATTTTTCCATCTTGCCTAAGATGGTGCCGTCAGGTAGGCAATAGCAATGTCTTCCAGCCATGCCGTTTACAGGAGCTGCTTTCTCGTAGTATTCTAGAATAGCTATCATAGAATTTTCATCAGCTTCTTGTCTAGAAGCTTCAAAGCCTCGCTCTCCAGAAATGTATCCATCTACAGCTCCAGGGTGGCGGCTAGTGTCTACAGTGTGTTGTGCCAGCACGTCCATGTGTTCAGGAAATCTAGACCTAGCTTCTTCAAAGCTTAGAAGGATGCGCTCAAACGTGTATCGCACCTCCTCTTGAGATTCTGCATCTGGGTCAATAAACATGTTCCAAATAATGACAGGCTTAATTGACATGTCCCCTGTCATCACAACAGTGCCGTCTTCTTCATTAAATTTTAATAGCTTACCTTTAGTGCCATCAAATACACACTTGCCAAATCCAGTCCCGTACACCAATGTGGATAAGGAGACAAGGTCTGATTTGTCCTGCACCCTGTAAAAAGAGAGGCCATAGTCTATTAAGTGGTTGGCAGCCTTAGCAGCGTCTTGATCTTGTATCTCACTGGACAAAGCCTCTGCCAGTGCGGTGGGAGGGTTGGCCGACATCTGAGAATGTAAGATGCGTAAATTGCGCATAATCTGGGGGATGTGCAAACTACGTGGGTCTGATCCATTGGCATCTGAGGCGAACACTTCTGTCAAGCTATTGAAGCTTAATGTAGGCTGGATGGGGCCTCTGCCATTTCCAAACAGCATGCTCTCATTTGTCTTCCACTGATTTTCCCACTTCTGTCTTCTATGCTTTAGTGCCTTGTCATATCTATTTTTAAGCTGCTTCTTTGCTTCCTCTGGTGTCCAGCTCACCACTCTTAGTGCAGACATTACATTCTCCTTCTACGTTTATGAGACTTCACCATCTCGATTAATTCATATTCAAATTTATATATGTCGTTTAATATTTGCTTGGCTTCTCTTGCCCTTTTGCTAGCTCCAATGGCTAATGCCCCTGTTATAAATAATAGCATAATATTAAACACTAGGAATAATAATGACATTAGATGCGCCTCCTTCTAGCAATTCTGAGTTTTTTTCGTTCAGCTTTAATCATCTGCTCTTCTCGCTTCTCTGCCTTTCTTTCTAAGCTTTGCTTCCACTCATACCTCACCCTAGCGTCTGGAGCAATCACCTGCTGCGGCCCCTCAAACTTTGGCTTACTGTGGATGAAGTAGCGGAATGTATCTGCACAGTGATACTTAGATGCTTTTATTATACGTGAAGGATCATCCTCGTGTCTAGAGCACACTGTGAGTTCGTCTATTAAAGGTTGGGCTCCTTCTGTCATCCACACCCTCTGGTTGAGAAGAGCCTCATTACAGGCATCTATCATGTTCTCTTTGTTGTAATGTTTGTCATTTATGGGGGAATATTTAATGTTCTGCTTGGCTGCTTCTATGTAAAAGGCCGATGGGTTGCAGTCACATTTTCTAGCCATGATGTTCATGCCAGCTATTTCTTTTTCCACTGTCTTTACAAGGTCACTAAAGGCTTCCCCCTGCAAATACTTAGCCTTAACACACCACCACACATCTGCGTCAGGGTGGCGGGCCCACACACTCAGTCCTGCTAGGGAGCTGGCTGCTGGATCTACTACAACGACATGTGGCCAGATGTTTGGCATATATCCGTCTAGGTGTCCTTTGTTTCTTTCAGCATTGTATTTAAACACTAAATGTTCTGAGGCAAGCCAGTCCCCATACATCCTGGCTCTAAATTCTGCTTGTGATCCAGATATCTTTTGGAAGTATTCTACTAACGTAGCACGTTTTTCTTCTGTTAAAGAGGGATTGTCTAAGATGGAAATCACCCATTTCTTAGCATCCACTCCGTTAGAATTATCTACAATACTTCGTATCTCATCATTTCTAACAAGAGGCGTAAATGTTGTGTACATAAAGCCATCTGTTGTAAGAACACGTAGGGCTAGCTCTGTTACAATTGTAGAAATACTGGGCATCTCATCAAGCCACACTACGTTACCAGTGAAGCCCTGTCCACGTCTACGTGCTTGCTCAGCATCTGAGTGGGACATGAATATGATAGTGTTACCATTTTTTAAATTAGTGATGGCAGAGATGTTTCCCCCATCACGCTTCACTTTATAGTCTACGCCTTCTGTTCCAATAAAAGGCCGTATCTTTTTAGGGATGATTTCAAAATTTATGTTTCGTGTGTCCTGGCCCATCATAAGAATAGAAATAGGGTCATCTCCCCATTTGGCGGGCCTTTCTTGGTAGGGGTGGTCATTGTTAAACCACCAAGTGATTATCCTTCCCCCAAGTTGGGACTTGCCACTCCTGTTTGATCCAACGACGTAATTGACAGGGATGGGGCTCTTGATTATCTCTAGCTGCTTTTCTGTTGGCCTAGACTTAAGATCAAAAGCATCAAAGGCCATCCTCAGCTTATGCTGCATGGCCTGCCTGAGCTTTAATAGCTCCATTTTCTTTAGCTGTTCAGATGTAAGAGACACACTAGCTCCTATCTACAGCCGCATTTTCTCACTGCGTCTTTAAGCACAACACTCACCACTACAAGCTTGGGCCGCTTGGGCTTTGGTGTCTCTGTCATGTAGGGTGGGGGAATGCTATGCATCATACATCTCTTGTTACGTAGCAAGCTACCACTGTGCCTGTTCCACTATCTAGCTTCATAGTCACTTTACACTGATCTCTTAGCACCACACTAGACACACGCCACACTGTGCGAGAGGCCGCATTCACTGCCACTGTCGCCACTTGTGTCCAATTCTGGCCATCAGAGCTATCATATAGATAGAGGTCGCCTGTCTCTGAGTCTGCTGTCACCACTTCGATTACGGCATACTCAGGATCTCTTACAATAAAAATCTTAGAGATATCAGCCTCTACATTGCTAAGGCTGGTGTTTCCTACTAGGTTGTCTGTCATCCATGCCATTGTACGGTTCCTTTAAATAAATACTACCCAATAATATAGTATATGTAAATACTGCTTGTGTCAAGAAAAAAATCGTGGTACACTAGCCACATCTAAGAATTCCACCCCTTTTCTGGATGTCCAGGAGGGGGGCCTTGCTTCATTCCGCTGTTGTTGGTTCTAATCCTTTCACCTCTGCTACCAATTCCCATGCTACACAATAGACAGCCTGTCCTTTGCTGTTTAGGACATACATCACTGCCCCTGTCTCACTGACAGGCACCACGTTGATATTAGCCCCATTGACATGCACTGGCTTCTCTCTTAATGCCTGAGCATTCGTATTCTTGTATAGCCACACCTCATAGCACATAAGGGGAAGCTCGTCTGTGTCTTCATCATCATCGTCCTCATCCTCGTGCGGTGCGTGCGTCAACACTATCTTACCATCAAGCTTCTCGTATAGCTCTTCATCTATTTCTATTCTCACTCTTCTTCTCCTAGCTTAGCCTGAAGCTTCTTAATTTCTATATCCACTTGCCTATCTGGCATCTTATCTAGCTCTTGATCTAAAAACCGCACTTCCTGCTTCTTAGAAGGGAATTGATCTGTCACCTCAAATATGAGCCTAGCTGCCTTCAAGGCATCACTATCTAAGCTATCATTCTTATACAATATATCCCTAAGCCTATTGACAGCTTTATTCCTTAATGCCATCAGCTCATCAGCAATAATATGCTCATCCATCATCCACTGGGCAAACACAGGATCAGTCATCCATTCATGTATTCTATCTGTCCCAGCTAGCTGCTCCAAGATCTGGGGGGAAGAAAATGCTGTCTCTTTGTCAAAGATGTGGTGTTGCTCCTTGAGCCTTCTATAAAACCTCTCCTTGACACGCTGCTTGAATGGGCCAAAGCTTTCGTCTGTCTCATTCTTAGCTTCCATCTTCTGGCTACGCTCTATAGCCCTTTTGGCTTTCATTCTATCACGGTATCTCACTTGGTGTCCTCGCTTGCTATCTCCATTATCTCAGGCTCCCACTCAGAAGGCACCACCACTTCAGGCACTTTAGTGTATATACACATGCCCACAGGAATCTCCACATCCACTTCAAAGTAGTGGCCCCACCACCGAAAGTGTCGGATTAGTCCCCAATTGTCTAATGTCTCTAGGCATTCCTTGATACGCTCTGGTTTCACCTTCACCCTCTGTGAGAATATAGCTGTAGGTGAGCGCACAGTGCCCTGGTTGTCCCTGCTCAGCCACTTAAACCTTCCATACAATAATATGGCATGTATCTTATATGGGAGAACACGTTCTTTTGTTGGCCTACTACCCAATCTTAGCTCCTTTCACAGCTATCAGCACCCTTATTGTAGCACTACATTCCCCCTTTGTCAATAGGCTAATAGGCCAATTCCTAGCCCTATTATAAAATCTTTTATGATTTTACACATTTAGGAAGGATTATGCATACATATGTGCGGTGTTTTTTAGGGGAAAGGGGGATTTCTGATTTGCTGCTTCGTGTATGGCGGTAAAATCCGGTGCAGTAAGGCAGCCTCAACCCCACTTATCGACTAGCCGAAAGCGGCTATTCGTAACCGAAACCGACTAGTGTGTGGGTTGAATATAAGCGGGACTAACATACCGCACCTAGCACCGCACCGACCACTAGCCGATTCCGACTATCATTTTATATATATAGCTATGATCAAACATTACTCTATAATAAGCAGCCCTCTAAAAAAAAATTAGGAT